AAAAAACATATAGCAAACCTTATCCAAGGACTTCTCAGACAAGAGGTGGGAATCCAATTAGTCCAACGGAAGTATGGGGCCGTTTCCAGCGTCTGGAGACGCGCATAACAACGAGCATGTTGCTGTCTTGCGACATCAGACACACTGTTATATGCAGCATTGTACTGCTCCGTAACCTGCTGGGCAACACGCGTTAGCGTTTCTTGCCCAATTATACCCACATTGGGTTGGAAATGATACTGTCCATAAGAGCCTGTCGACTCATCTACAGACAAAGCGTCATCAAAATCCTCGTCACCCTCAGAAATAGGGGTGATATCCTTAGGAACACACACACAAACATCCGGGATGGGAAGATTGCATGTTGGGCATAATTGACAACGCTTGCCAGCATCATTTTGTGTAGCTACGAACTTCACTTGGTTTGCAAAATGTTCTTTCGAATCTTTCGCAACCCAACGAATTAGCTCGGGTAATGAGCATTGTTCTATAACTACTTTCCAACCTATAGTGGCATGTCCGCCAACGTGAGGACTAGGAACTGGAAAGGCTTCTTCTACACGCAGTGACCACAGATCGGGTATGCGGTAGGAATCCATTGTAAAAAGGTGTGGACATAAAGTCCTAACCTTCTGGGGATCTAACATCCCATTCGTTGCGTATTGCGGCAAAACTGAAACGGTAACTGTGATTCGATCCCGACGAGCGATAGAAGCTGGCTCGTTGGAATAGATAGTAGCACCAGAATCTTTTACATTCTTAGTGCTAATCACAACTTTCGGTTCAATCGAGACTTTGCCCTTCATGTCCGCTTCTGCCATATTGGCATAGGAGCGAACATTATTGACAAGTTGAATCATCAATAAAGATGGAGCAGTGCCGACAAAGTCGGATTTGGTATTTCCGACGTCATCAACTAAAACTCCTTCGACACAAGTTTTGAAATTACTCATAAACTTGTCGACTTCATTGACTGTGACAATTCGATCATCATGGGCAGAATAGCCATTTACCCTAAGAGTAGTAATCATTAGAGTGTTGGCTATTGAAGACTTGCCCAAGCCTGTCCCACCGTATATGCCTATAGAATAGGGCATAACACGAAG